TTAGCGGGTCGGTTTGACTACTTCGCCGACACGGCGGTAGACCTTCTTCGTAATCTCTTCTTTGCTGTGGCCCAGCAGCTTGCTGGCGTCAGCGATGTCCTCGATCTCGCTCGCGGCTTTGGGGCGTATGTCGCTGAACACGAATGCCTTGATCCGCTCCGCCAGCGGCTTGTCGTGGGCCTCGATCGCGGCTGCGGCAGCCTGGTTGCGTGCTTCGTTCCAGCGGTTGACGAGCATGCGGTAGCTCAGGCGCAACCCCCGACTGTTGGTGATCAGCGTCGAGCTGGTGATGCCGGCGAGCTTGCGGCGCTCCAGTAGGCCGTCGATGAACTTGCCCAGCCCCGTGGCTTCGCCCTCGACGTGCAGCCGCACGCGCAGCTTTATCGTCGTCTTGCCCTGGGCGACCAGCAGGAAATCCGGGGTCAGGTCGCCAGTGGCCACCTTGAGGGTGTCTGCTGGGCGCTGGCCAGCCAAATAGGCCATATCCATTGCGTCGCGCAGCTCCTGGCAGGCTTGGGCGTAGACGGCGGACCAAACGTCGTGGCCCGCATAAAAGCTCCGCGGGCGCTCTTTATTGCGGCGGACCCCGGCGCAGGGGTTGGCGCCGTCGTGGTAGCCCCATTCCCGCGCGAGAGTAAAGACGTGGGAAAGGAGGGCAATCTCGCGATTGCCGCGTGTTTTTGCCGTCCGTGCGTCCCGGTACTGCGCAATCACCTGGGGCGTGATCGCGCCGATAGGGGCTTTATCGAACGCCTTGCGCAGGCGCGGCAGCTCGTATTTTCGATTGTCGTCCTGGGAGCGCTTGGACTTGGTTGGGATGATCTCGTTTTCGTAGCGGTCGAACAGCTCCGACATGTAGCGGATGGTTTTCGGAGGTGTTGCCCGGGCGAGGCGTGCCCATTCCTGCAGCGCCTCGCCGAGGTCGGTCCCGAGAGGGATTTCCTTGACCTTGCCGTCCTCCTTGCGGCCAAGGTAGTAGTAGCCGACCCATTCTTTACCTGATTTCAACACGCGCACGCGTTTGAGCATGCGCGGGGGGAGGTTGCTGTTCTCCTTTTTGCGGGGGCGGCCCATCAGCTGACGTCCCTCAAGTCGAGTTGCCAAGGTTCCTCGACAGCGGCCGAGCTGGTGGGCTTCACGCCGGCCAGCTTCAGACGCGCGTAGATGCGGCCGACGATGGGGCGTCCGGCGGCGTTGACCTCGTAGACCCAGTGGTGAGCCTGCAGCCACTGGATCTGCTTACTTGGCCAAACGACGCCCAGCATGCTGCACAGTTCGGCCTCGGTCAGGAACTCGGAGGCAGGGCCGGGCACAGGTTTGGTGTGGGTCATAAGTCTCTCACCATGCTGGGCGTCGGCACTCCGAATTCGGCGCAGCGATCGAGGCGTTCGAGTTCGGCGACGATGAGGGCGCCGGCCTTGATCAGCAGGCGGCGCGGGCTGCTGGGTTTCAGCCACTGGCTATCCCATGGCCACATCACGCGCCAAAGCTCCGACGGCTGGCCAGCAGCCCACAAGGCGAGGCAGCCAGCAGCGTCGGCAAGCTGGCCACCATCGTGCTCGGCATCGTGGGCGAGGGTCCAGCCTTCGACGGCCACCTGGCGGGCGCGTTCGAGGTGGATCTGATCGAGGATCTGCCCGGTAGGGGTTGCGGCTGGATGCTGGGTGTAAAGCCTGGTTCCTGCCGGTAGCTGAGCCATCCTCGCCGTATCCTTACGATCGAGCCAAAGGCCATTGCGTTCGTCGTCAGGATCTCCGGGCAGCAGGGTGGCGACTGGTGTAGCTGGTGGGCGGGCCTGCATTGCTTCGCGCAAGGCTTTGGCGCTGACGGTCAATGTCGCCTCGTCGCCAGTCCGTGCGGCCTCGTACAGCTCCTGCAGCTCGGGGGAAGGCATCAGTACCCTGGCGTCATCGTCTGCCGTGGTGCATTCTACCCACTGCAGGCTTTCGCTGACGGCGGTTGCAATGATGGCGGCCATTTCCTCGATGGAATCGACATCCCTACAGGCTCCATCTAGGGCGTCCTCGATGCATCGCGTGAGGTTCTTGGTAGTCATGCGGTCTCCTCCCTACAGCCAGTCAGCGGCGAGCATGGCGAATGCTGCCGCTGCCACTCGCGGGTCCTGGCCATCGCCAATGGCGCGATTCCGGTCCATCCGATCGGCCATCCCATCAGGCTTTCCCAAAAATCCGGGTTCACATACAGCTTGCCGGTGGGCGTTCCACGCAATTTGTTCTTGCTTCCGCCAACCTCCTGGAATGTCCCGCCCCAGTGGTTGGAGCCATGGCATGGAGTCGGCCAGGATCCACGTCCGCTTGCGGACGTGATCGGCGCCGATGTCGTTTGATCCGAGCACACACCAGCGAGCATCGAACCCCAGCTCGGCCAGGTCGCCGAGAACACGGCCGAGCCCTCGATGAGGCAGTTCTGCCGCGTTCTCCAAGAACGCGAATCGAGGGCGTACTTCGCGAAGGATGCGGGGTACTTCCACCCATACCCCGCTTGCCTCGCCCTCGATGCCTTCTTTCTTCCCTGCACGAGTGATGTCCGTACAGGGAAAGCCTTCCGATACAATGTCAATAAGGCCGCGCCATGGGCGTCCGTCGAAGGAGCGAACATCATCCCAAATGGGGAACGGTGGCAGATGTCCTTCATCTTGGCGCTGCATGAGTCGTCTAGCGCGGTAGGCGTTGATCTCCACGGCGCAGACTGTCCGCCAGCCGAGCAGCTTGCCGGCAAGAATCCCTCCGCCAGCGCCTGAGAAAAGTGCCAGCTTATTCATCAGGTCCCCCGGGTAATGCCATGCCAAGGCGCGCAGTTGCGGCCGCTACGATGGCCAGCAGAAGGTCGCGGGGCAGGGTGCCGGCTGCGATCGCGGCCGGCAGGTCGGCGGGATGGATGCAGAGTGTCCCGGCCTGTAGCTCGGCGAGGTGGATCTGGCCGGTGATGTCGAAGTGGCAGATAAACCTCGCGGTGAGGATGATTTCCCTAGCTGCGGCCTGGGCCTGTTCACTGCGATTTTGCTGTCTTGCCAGCGGAAGAGTCGTAGTGGTGGCGGGGGTCGTCATGATTTGCTCCCTGGTTGTCATTGGCGTAGGGCCGCTGGTGGGCTCGGCAATGCAACTGCCACGCTGGGTGCGCGTGGTCGGAGAGCTGGACGCGACGTGTGAGTGTAGGTCTACGCGCAGGCTCAGGAGGCAGTGCAGACTCCCGAGATTGAGCGCGAGGACTACGACTCGTAGTCCAGCACGGTCTGATGCGTGTTCAGGAAATATCCGGTAACGGAGTAGGCACAGCGCGAAGGGAATCATGGCAGTTCGTTCTCCAGATCCTGGGCCAGCAGCTGGTCGCGGGTTTCGCGTTTGAGCTGGTGCAGGGTGGGGCCGTCGATGTGTTGGAGTAACCGCGCCTCCATGGCGCGGTCGAAGCGTTTCAGCTCAGCGAGTTGGCGGGTTGCTGTCTGGTAGTGGTGTTGCAGCAAGCCTGCATCCTCAGGGCTGAGGCGCACGGGGCGGACGCGGGTCACGCGGCCCGCCTTGGCGAGGACTCCTCGCTCTGCTGCGCTGCCGGCTGTACGCGCTGGATCAGCTGCAGGAGGTGATCAGCGGCGACCTGGGCGTGGTTGACCTTCTGCGAGCCGGTGCGGCGGAACTGGGCGGCGTGTTGGCCGAGCTGGCGGGCGGCGTGTTGCAGGTGTTGCACGTCTGCCGGCAACAGGGCGCGGGCCTCGGCGCGGTTGAGTTGTTCCACCACCAGTTCAAGCGCGTCGGCGGCGAGGCGCTTGGTGGACGCATGCGCTTCGGCTTGGGCGACCAGCGCCTGCGCCAGATCATCCACCTGGCCGAGTTCTGCGCCCAGTCGCGCCTCTAAGCGCTGGTTTTCATCGTACAGCTGGCGGAGCGTGAGCCGAGATTCCTCCAGCTCGGCTGCGCCCCATTCGGCCTCGACGCGCAGGCGTCTGAGTTGTGAGCGCTCGTATTCCACGGATAGCTCCAGCTGTTCGCTGGCGTCATGTTCGCGGCGCAGCTCGTCCTCCAACTCCAGCACTTTGTCCGCGAAGATGGCGGCCTTGATCGCACCGCGCCGTTCGCCGTCGTGACGCCCGTTGTAGTAGGCGATCAGGGCGAGGATGACGCTGGCGGCGGCGAGGATGAGCAATACGACAATCTGCTGGTGTTCCATGGGGTCACTCCTTTTGCGTGGTGGGCTCGGTGGTGGCGAGCCGGCGGGCCAGTTCTTCATCGGCAACGTGTGAGCGGATATCGATGAAGACGGCGAGTTGATAGAGCTCGATGAACTGCTGCCCCTTGAGGGTTGGGTCCAGGCGGGTGACCGGCAGGGCTATTCGGCCGCTGGCCAGCGCCTTGGCGAAGGTGTCGCCATTGAGGTTGCGGAAATACCGAACGCGCACGACTTCGACGGGCACGAGGACGTCGCCGAATAGCCTGAAGAGGTATTCGACGAGGTTGGGACGTGGCGCCGGGAGCAAGCGCAGGTTGGGTTGCTGGCTGCCGGGTTTGGCCGGCGGGCCGGGTGGTGGTGTCTGCGGGCGTGTGTGCCGAACGCTGGTCATGGGTCACCTGCCAAGCGTCGGTCGGGCTGCGGTTCGGGCAAGGGTTGCTCGCGGCCGATCTTCTGTGCGAGCCAGCGCAACGACGTGTCTTTGACTCGGGTGCTGTAACTGGGCCGCGTGCCGGTGTGCGGTGTGCTGTAGGCACCTTGGTGGATGTAGATATGGGCACCGTCGCGGTCAGGCCGCAGCGGGTAATCAAGGTGATCGAGCAGGCCGGCGCGGCGCATGGCCGTGACCAGTTCCTTGCGGGTCATCTTGAGGCGGTGGGCTGCCTGTTGCAGCGTGAGGCCAGCCACGGTCAAAACCCTGCAGCGCTGGCCAGGTCAACGTCGCCCGCAAGGCGCACGCCCTGGACGAACTGGCGGACAGTTTCGTGCAGCCGCGTATAGGCGCGGCGCCGGTCGAAGGGCAGGCGGAAATGCACGGTAGCGCCCTGGCCCTCCAGTCGGCAGTCGATGCCATGGGGGCTGCGGTGCAACAACAGGCAGACCTCGATGTCATCGAGCGGCAGGTAATGGGTGCCGCGTCCGAGCTGGAGCGCATGGCGCAGAGAACTTTCCATGTTGCTGATCAGTTCGTGCTCGCCGACTTCCAGCAAGCCCGAAGGGATGTACCCATTAGCCTCGCCAGTGATGAAGCGTGCGATTCGGTGGTGGTTGTCGGGGTGGCGGCGATCCAGCGTGATGGTGACGGTGCAGCTGTGCTCCCCGATGGTGACGTTGACCTCAATAGCGCGCTCGCATTGTTCGATCGTGACAGTTGCGAGGACAGACAGACCCGCGCCGTCAGTCAGGGTGTGATGGAACACACCGTTCAGCTCGGCCTGCTGTTGCAGGCGCTGGCGGGACGCGGCGGTGAGGGCGAGATAGGCGGTCATGATGCGGCCTCCTCGACATCAACGTGCAGGAAGCGGCGCAGCCAGTTGTTCAGTGCCTTCAGCCTTTTGACGGAATCCACGTCATCGGGGGTGCGCAATATCGCGCCTCGATGATCCCGTGATATCCAGTGTTCGGGAGGTAGCTCAAAATCCGTTTCTGCCGAGCACACGGACAGGTGAACGCTCTGGTTGTTGAACGCCATGAGATCGACGCTTGCGCGCCACTTGCCCTGGGCGTTGATCTGTAGGGCGGTGGTCACGAGCTGCAGGATGAGGGCCTGGATTGCCGGATTCATGCTGCACCCCCGGTGTAAGGGCCGTGGGGCAGGTGAGGGCGCTGGGGCTGTACATGGGCGGTGCGGATGAAGTCGCAGCCGGCGCTCTCGGCGAGCCTGCGGACTTCGAAAACGCGATTGACGTTCTGGCCGGTGGGCAGCAGGTGGATCGCGGCGGGGTGGTCGGAGGACGGACGCTGCGCGGTGGTGGCGCGCGGTGCTGTCGGGATGAAGGTGCAGCCGGCTTCAGCGGCCTGGTGGGCGATCGCCGCCAGTGTGCCGGGGTACTTCAGGCAAGGCAGCGAGTGGATGGTGGCTTGCATGGATTAATCCTCGTCGTGGTGTGACGAGGATTAATTTACATCCAGACCTCAAAATGTCAAAACAACTTGTTATGTGTGAAGATTCCTACGAGTAGGAGGCGCCTAAGAGGGTACTAATGCCGTACTGGCCCAGACGATCCGACCCGCCACCGGAAGCGCCTGGATGTCGGCTGGTTCTAATGGTTCGTCGAAGTAGATTCCCTTATTGGGGTTCTCGCAGTGAAGAATCCACCGTCCAGTAACCGTCCTGAGGAACTGTCGAATCATTAAGCGTCCTTCGTGATGCAACGCGTAGATGCCTTGGGGGGCAATCTCCTGCTGGCTGGTGTCCAGTATCGCGCGAGCCCCCTGCTGCAGGAGGGGCGCCATACCGGCGTCGGATATCACTGTGACGCGCAGATTTCGCTCTACCAAAGCCATTGCGGCGAGTTCATCTCGGCTGATGAACACGCTAGGACCATTTTCGAAATATGGTGGAATCACCGCGCACTGAAGGGTCAGGCTATCGGTGGAAGGCTGTTCCGAGGCGAGCAATGTCGAGGCGGGAATCTGAAGCGCTGCTGCGATCTTGTCGATTGCGTCTAGCGTAGGCTCTCGCGAGTCTCTCTCGTAGTTGCCGATTCGGCCCTGCCCACCTTTCCATCCACAAAGTCTACCGAGCTCCGCCTGGGACAGATTGAGCTTCTCTCGGTAGTGCTTGATCCGGGCGCCTAGGGTTTCCATAAAAATCCAAAGTGTAGATTAACGTGCGATAACGTTATGTGTTGACTTAGAGCGTCTTTGTTAGATAGCCTTGAATTGGTCACTAACCAACTTGGTACGAGTGCAAGCCAATGAACCGCATTACTGAATTTCGAGCAAAGCGGCGAATTCAGCAGAAGGCTCTCGCGCACGACATGGGCTGGACGCCCAGCCGACTCAGTAGTTACGAGACGGGTCGGCGCGAGCCTGCGCTTGATGACTGTCGCGCAATCGTCACTGCGTTGAATGCGCGAGGCGTTTCGTGTTCGCTCGATGATGTCTTTCCCCCGGAAGCCGGCCAGCAAAACAGCGCCGCCGCTTAACGGCGAAGGTAATCCGTCAACTGACACCACCAGATGACGGAACCGGGAAGGGCGGACCCGCACCACATGGGCCGCCCCTCCCTCCGACCGGCACCAGGGAGGCGCCGGGGTGCCAAGTTCTCACCACAAGAGCTTGGCTGTCATGGCCGGGGAGGGCTTGGAGCTTCCCCCGGTCACAACGATCGTCAGCGGATTATTCACCACGAACGACGCCGCTGACGGTGACTGACGACGGTTAGCCAGACAGTCACGGGCCGCACTTTATCCCATAAATTGCACCGGGACACTGGCGAGTTAGGGATAAATTGCCATGTCAAAATGCCACGATACTATAGCTTTGTTTCGTGCACTCCACGCGGTTGCGATGAACCCGGCGCTGTGCCGGGGCGGGGTGTCTGGTTTCGCACGGGCCACGGGACGCAAGGTCTCGACGCTGGCCCACAAGTTCAACCCGCACGACACGCCAACACTGAATCTCCCTGAACTGCTCGACTTTCTGGCGTATGTGACGCCGGAGGGGCGCCGGGTGGTGCTCGATGCGTTGCACGGGACGTTGGGGGATTCGTTTGCGGTGTTCGTGGACACGGGCAAGCCGCCGGCGCTGCTGTCGAGCCTGGCCGAGCTGCTGCGCGGTGCTGCTGACCTGGCAGCGCTGGCGGGGATGCCGGTGCGACGTATTGGGCGCCGTCCACCGGAGGCGACGCCTCATGCTATGGCAGCCCGGCTAATCCGCGCAGCCCTGGATGTGTTCCGCGCGGTATGCGGCGGCCACCCGCTGTTGCCGGCAGATGTGCGCGGAGGGCTGCTCCATGGTTGACGCGGCGGATCGTGCCCTTGCGGATGAGCTGGTGTATCAGGAGGTGGCGCTGTCGGAGCGTCTGCAGCGGATCGAAGCGGCTACGCTGGCAATTTCCGCCCTATGTTGCAGTGATTGTGGATCGCCTATTCCGGATGAACGCCGGAACGCTGTGCGCGGTTGTACGCGGTGCGTGGACTGCCAGGCGATCGAGGAGCAGCTGGGGGAGGTACGGAAATGCGCCTGATACCAATCGCAGAAGCGGTGGGCCGCTATATCGACGTTTTCGGGCTGGCCGTGGTCAAGATTCCTCCAGCTTTGAAGGGCCCCGCAGGCAACGGATGGAACAAGCCGGGCGGGTATTTCACGGACGCGGAGGCGGCGGTGGAGTTCTGGACCCGGCACCCGACGCATAACCTGGGCGTGGTGTTGGCGCCGTCAGGCGTGTGCTCCCTGGACGTCGACGATGTGTCGGCGGCAAGGCAGGTGCTGTGGGAGGTGTTGGGCGTTGACCTTGATGCGCTGCCGCTGCACTTCCCGACGGTGGTTGGTAACCCGGCGCGGATGCGGCTGATGTTCCGCGTTCCTGCTGGTGTGGAGCTGTCGGTGCATAAGCTGACCTGGCCGAATGAGGCAGACCCGACGGGGGCGACTTTCCGCGAGGCGAACCAGCGCAAGGCCAGCGCGAAGAAGGCAGCGGAGGTGGCCCGGAAGGTGGGCGACGATGCGGCGGAGGCGCAGGCGCTGGCGGCGATGAGCGCCGCGCAGGCCGACGCGGAGGCGGTGCGGCCGTTTACGGTGTTGGAGCTGCGGGCGGGGGATGTGCAGGACGTGCTGCCGCCGTCGATCCACCCGGACACGGGCCAGCCGTACACCTGGCGCACGCCGTTGCCGGAGGCGGGGCCGATTCCGGAGTTGCCTGTGGAGCTGCTGCGCGGGTGGCAGAACTGGGACATTGTGAAGCGCGACGGGCTGGCGTGCTGCCCGTGGGCGCCGAAACAGTCGGTGCCGATGAAGGCGAAGCAGGCAAAGCGGCCAGCGCCTGCCACGGGCGCGGGTGAGTCGGTGGTGGATGCGTTCAACCGCGCGCACGACGTGGAGCAGCTGCTGGAGGCGCACGGGTACGAGCGGCGGGGTATGAAGTGGTTGTGCCCTGGAAGTAGCACCGGGATTGCGGGGATCACGATTGCTGACGGTACGGTGTTCTCGCATCACGGGAGTGACCCGCTGGGTAATGGCCACCGAAATGACGCGTTCGATGTGTTCCGGATCCTCGATCACGGCGGCGACCACAATGCGGCGGTTAAGGCGGCGGCAAGGATGCTGGGCATAGCTCGGTCTGGGCGGGAGCAGCCGCCGGCAGAGCCGAACACTGTGGCTGAAAAATCGCTGGCTGCTGCTCCTCCTGAGGGGGGCGAGGGGGTGACGACCTGGGCGCCTGATCTGCTGCTGGAGCGTTTCGCGCTGGTGTTCGGCGAAACGTCCGTGTTTGACCTGGTGGAGAAGGTGATTATCAAGCCCATGGCGTTCTCGGCCCTGGTGGGCAAAGCCTTGGCGAAGGGTTGGAAGGAGGATGAGCGGAAGCGGGTGATTGAGCCAGATCGGGCAAGGGCGCTGGAGGAGGGCGCGAAGTTCGCGGCGGACCCTGATGAGGAAATGTCGCCGGTGGAGCGCTATGTGTACCTCGATGGCAGCCAGGATATATGGGACCGGAAGCTGTGCGAGCGGTTGCCGGCCAATGCGGTGAAGCTGGCCCTCGGGGAGCGCTTCAAGGCGTGGCTGAACAGTAGTCAGAGACGGGTGATCCCGGCTGACAATCTGGTGTTCGACCCGCTGATGCGCGTGGACCCGAGCACGCATATCAACACGTTCGAGGGGCTGCCTCTGAAGCCGGTGGACGCGCCGGAGAAGTGCAGGACGCTGCGTTGGCTGTTGAGCTTCCTCTGCAATGAAGTCGAGGAGGAAACGGACTGGCTGACCAAGTGGTTGGCGCTGCCTCTACAGCGACTTGGCACGAAGATGGATACGGCGCTGCTGCTGCATTCGACCATGGAGGGCAGCGGTAAGAGCCTGTTGCTCAGTGATGTGATGGGGATGATTTACGGATCTTACGCGGCGACTGTCGGGCAAGCGCAGCTGGAATCCAGCTGGACGGTGTGGCAGTCGGAAAAGCTGTATGGGGTGTTTGAGGAGGTGGTGAGCCGCGATCAGCGCTACAACCAGCAGGGCAAGATCAAGCACTTGATCACGGGCAAGACGGTGCGGATGGAGTCGAAGTTTGTGAATGGCTGGGAGGAGGCGAACTATCTGAACGCGGTGTTCCTTTCGAACGAGATTCTGCCCTGGCCGCTGGGGGAGAACGATCGGCGAATGATGGTGCTGTGGCCTCGGGAGACGTTGCCCGCAGAGAAGCAACGGGCGATCACCCATGAGCTGGCGAACGATGGGCCGGCGGCGCTGCTGCACTATCTGCTGTCCTACGACCTGGGCGACTTCAATCAGCGAACGCGACCGCCGAAGACGCTAGCCCGGCAACGCATCGTGGAGCTGTCGATGGCCAGTTGGCAGACGTTCCAGCGGATGTGGCGCTTGAACGAGTTGGGAATCCCTTACTCGACCTGTCTGAGCACCGATCTGTATCAGTTGTTCCTTGAGTGGTGCCAGCGCAACAAGGAGCACTCGCTGAGCCATACGAAGTTCTCGGGGTTCATTTCGACGGAGGTCGAGAAGTCGCCGACGGCGCTTCCCTGGAGCGATGGAAGTCGGCGGGCGCATGGGGTGTTTTTCTTCCCCGAGCAGCCGGTATCAGTGCGCGCAGCTGACCTGGGAAAGGTGGTAGAGCGCTGGCGGGAGATAGCACGCGGCAGCGGCTGGGACGTGGATGACTGGGAGCATGTGAAGTGTCGGACGCAGAAGGCCGCATGACGCCCATTTCTGTGTGGGGTGTGTTGGGTTTGTGTTGGGTTGCGTTTGCAGACCCAGCACAGCGGGAAGCCAGTCCACTCGGGGCCTGTGGCGGCTTTGCGTCTGGTGTGTGGGGTTGGGCGCGGGCGCGCGTCTATACGCTTCAACATTTCCCGCGTGCCTTGTGATGCGCCTTTTTTAATTCTCTTTATGCGCGATAACCATGCACACCCACCGCACACTACACACATCTAGTTAAGTTAAGGATTTATAAAGAGTTTTTGTGTGTTGGGTGTGTGTTGGGTAGACCGCTTTCTGTGTTGGGTTGGCCGAGCTGGAGTTTTGACGATGATTCGAGCAATGGACGAACTGCTCCGCGTGTGGGCCTTTGAGTTCCACGGGCCTGGGCTGAGACGCCCGGAGGGTGTGGGCTGTGGCAATGTTATTGCGCTGCTGATGGACACTCAGGGCGAGCTGATCCGGAGTACGAACCGGGGCGGCAGTGTGTTGGTGGGGCAGGCGGCGGAAATTGAGATGATCATGAACCGCCATCTGTTGCCGCATAAGCTGGAGCGGGTGGTGCGGGAGCATTACCTGAACCGTCAGAGCCTGGAGTACCAGAAGTGGGCGTTCTGCCGGTGCAGTCGGGCGACGTTCTACCGGCGGTTGAATGAAGCACAGGCAGCTCTGCAGGGGATGCTGATTCGCCGGGCTGCCTAGGGCTGTTCCCGCATCTGGAAAACGAAAGTCCTTTGAAATCAACGCCATTCAAAATTGATTCACGCATCTGGAGCTGTTCCGCTTGGCGGTTTGAGAATCGGGGGGTACAAAGCGGGCAAGGTGTTACCTCTACGCCCGCAGGGTGAGGAGTTCAGCAGCGGTAACGATGCAACGGAAACCCGGCCATGGCGCCGGGTTTTTTTATGCCTGCGCGCAGGCTATGGAGAATTGAATGGCTGGCGGAACGATGAGCGGCCCGGCGCTGGCAACGCTGACAGCTACCGCGGCGGCTGTGCTGGGCGTGCAAGCAGAAGGGTTTGTGGGGGTGATCGCCGGGGCATTCTGCGGGGCGTTGGTGTTCATGCTGACGCTTCAGTCTGACCCAGTGTGGGCGAAGGCGCTGTACTTCGGCATTGCCCTGGTGGGCGGCGTTCTGGGGGGCGGGGTGGTCGCTGCCGGCATTCAGGGGTTTATGCCTGATGCCGCTCAGGTCCGGGTCCCGCATGGTGTCGGGGCGTTGGTGGCGAGTTCGATGAGCGTCCGCCTGTTGATTGGTCTGGCCCGCGAGCCGGTGAAGGCTCTGGGCGAATTCCTGGGCGGGGTTCTCCGCCGGAGGGGTGACTGATGGACAGCGTGTTGGATGTGCTCCGTTGGCTGTTCGCCTGGGTTCAGCCGCTTCCTGGTCTTCCGCTGGTGGCGACTGTCTTCGACTGCATTGCATGTGGGGGAACCCTGTACATGGTTGCGTTTCATTACCGCGGACCAGTCAAAAGCCGTTGGCGTACCTGGCTGGCATTCATTCTCGGGCTGTCTGCCGGGCTGACTTGCATCTTCGATGTGGCGGCGATGATGGGCATTCCTGGTGCTGGGCGGCTTGCGTATGTGGCCAACACGGGCATCAACGTCATGCTGTTCTCTGCGCTGATCGCCGTGCGCGGCAACATCGGCCAGTTGCTGAAGCGGCCGATGCAGGCTGACCAGCCGGGCCCAGGCCCCAGTTGACCGAGGTGGTTAACCGGACCCGCCGGGGACCCTGTGGGCTTCGCCAGACACGGGCGTTCAGACCCGCGATTTCGTGTTAGTGGCTGGGTTTGAGAGTTAGTGAACTGCGGTTAACCGGTTCACTCAGCCAGTTCATTCCGGTTAACAGGTGCCCTCGATGACACTGATGCTCAAATCCGAGTACGCGGACAGCCGCGGCTGGTCCCGGTCCTACGTTTCCAAGCTGGCCCGCGAGAACCGCCTGGTGCTCGCTGCTGACGGCAAACGCGTCGACGCCGTAGCCACCGACGCACTTCTGGAGAAGACGGCAGACCCCAGCAAGGCCGGCGTGGCTGCTCGCCACGAAGCGGCCCGCGTGGAGAACGGCGTCACTGCCCACCTGGCCCCCGATGCACCGCCGCTGCCGGCTCCCAGACCGGCAGCGCCCGGCGTCCTCGACTACCAGAAGGCCCGCGCCCACCGCGAGTACTACCTGGGCCAACTGGCCGAGGACGAATTCCGAAAGCAGCGCGGCGAGCTGGTGGAGAAATCCGCCGTCAACGCCGGTGCCTTCACCGCCGCCCGAACTACCCGCGACCTGGTGCTCGGCCTGCCCAAGCAGATCGCGCCCGAGCTCGCCGCCCTGGCCGACCCCTGGGAAGTGGAGCGCGTGCTGACCGAAGGCCTGCGCCGCACCCTCGCAGACGCCGCCCGGATGATCGCCGCCGACGGAGGCCCCACCTTCACCGACACGAGTTGAACCCATGCAGCACTATGCCGACGGTGACGCGGCCTACCGCGCGGCCTATGCGCGAGGCCTCGAGCCCGACCCCGCGCTCTGGATCGACCAGTGGGCCGACGAGTACATGCGCATCCCGCGCGACACCGGCGCCGCAGAGCCCGGCCCGTACCGAACCGACCGCACGCCTTATGCCCGCGAGCCCATGCAATGCCTCTCGCCGGCGCACCCATGCCGCCGCGTCGTGACCAAGGTCGCCTCGCAGCTGATGAAGACGCAGATCGCCCTCAACTGGATCGGCGGCTGCATCCACATGGCCCCGGCCAACATCCTGATGCTGCTGCCCAGCCTCAACCTGGCCAAGCGCGTCTCCGCCCGCCTGGATAAAACCATCAAGGCCACACCAGTCCTGCGGGAGAGGGTGGCCGCGCCGCGTTCGCGCGACTCGCGCAACACCATGGATACCAAGGAATTCGAAGGGGGCGCCCTGTTCGCCACCACCGCCGGATCCGCCGCCAACCTTGCTGAGCTGGCCGCGCGCTTCATCTACGGCGACGAGGTGGACCGCTGGGACGTGGACGTCGACAACGAAGGCGACCCCATCGAACTGGCCGAGACTCGCGCCTCGACCTTCGGCCGCAACGCCAAGGTATATTTCTCCAGCTCGCCCACCATCAAAGGCGCTAGCCGAATCCAGGACCTGTTCGACACCAGCGACCAGCGTCACTACTACGTGCCCTGTTCGCACTGCGGCTTCATGCAGGTCCTTGAGTGGTCGCGCCTGCACTGGGACGACGGCTACCAGATGGTCCAGTACCGATGCGCCAACCCTGATTGCGAATGCCTGATCGAGGAGCACCACAAGGCCGCCATGCTCGCCGCTGGCGAATGGCGCGCCCACGCCAAGGGCGACGGCGAAACTGTCGGATTCCACCTCAACGCCCTCTATGCCCCCCTTGGCTGGGTCAGCTGGACGGCCCTGGCCAAGCAATTCGACAAGGCCCAACTGGCCCAGAGCAGGGGCGACCTTGAACCCATGCAGGTGTTCTACAACACCCGCCTTGCCGAAGTCTGGGACAGCGCCCAGGAACAAACCAAGGCCGGCGTCCTGATGGCCCGGGCGAGGGCGGAAACCTACGTCCTCGGCACCCTGCCTGTCGGCGCGCTAATGCTCACCTGCGCGGTAGACGTCCAGGGCAACCGCCTTGAAATGATGACCCTCGCTTGGGGCATCGGTATGGAGCGCTGGGTCGTTGACTTCCAGGTGATCATGGGCGACCCCGCGGACGCCCGCACCTGGGCCGCCCTTGATGAGCGCCTGCAGGCCCGCTACCAGCACCCGGCCGGACCAACCCTGCCGATCCTGGCCACCGCCGTGGACTCCGGCGGCCACCACACTGACGAGGTTTACCAGTTCTGCCGCGTGCGCCGTTGGCGCAACATCTTCGCCGTCAAGGGCGCGAGCAAGCCGGGCCGCCCGGTGATTGCCCAGCGCCCCTCACGGGTCGATGTCACCTGGCGCGGCCAGGTCGAACGCAACGGCGCCGAGCTCTGGATAGTCGGTACCGACACCGCCAAGGACTGGATCTACAACCGCTACAACCTGACCGAAGGCCCTGGCGCATTGCACTTCGCGCGTGACCTGCCCGACGACTTTTTTGACCAGTGCGTCGCTGAGCGCAAGGTCGCCCGGTACATCAAAGGGCACAAACGGATCGAGTGGGTGAAGGGCAAGGCCGAGCGCAACGAAGCGCTGGACCTGCTCGTCTACAACCTCGCCATGGCGCATTACCTGGGCATCCACCGTTATCAGCAACACCAGTGGGAGCAGGTCGCCAACGCCTTCCGGCAAAGCAGCCTGCTCGATCAACTCGCCCAGCCGGCGCAGCAACCCGAGCCCGATGAGCCGGAACCGGTACCGCCCAGCCCGGCCCCTGAACCGCCAACCACCCCAACACCGCAGCCCCCGCGCCATGCCGTACCCCAGCGGCGCAGCTCCCACAGTGGCTACCTGAAAAGGCGATAACCATGGCCTACACCCAAAACGACCTGGAGGCGATCGACCGCGCGATTGCCACCGGCGAGCGCTCCGTCCGGTTCAGCTCCCCCACGGGGGACCGCACCGTTGAGTTCCGCTCCATTACCGAACTGAAGGCCGCCCGCGACCTTATCAAGGCTGAACTGGCGGAAAGCCCGCCACGTCGTATTGTCCGCCTCTACCACGGCGGCAAGGGGTTGTAGCGCAATGAGCCGATACCGCCCCGACCCTGCCAGGCTGGCCAAGCTCACGCGAATCCAGAACAACTACGAAGGCGCGGCAGAGGGGCGGCGCTCCCAGAGTTGGGATGCCTCCGACCAAGGCATGAATGCCTTGCTCATGCCCGCGCTCAACAACCTGCGCAGCCGCTCCCGCGCCGCCATCCGCAATGACCCTTACGCCGGCGGCGCCATCACACGTCGCGTTAGCAACCTGATCGGCACCGGTATTACACCGCGCCCCAGAACGACCGACAGCACCCTGCGCGAACAACTCCAGGAACTCTGGGATGACTGGGCCGACGAAGCCGACGCCGATGACCGCACCGACTTCTACGGCCTGCAGGCCCTGGTCGCGCGTACCGTAGAGGGGGCGGGGGAATGCTTCATCCGCCTGCGCCCGCGCCGCCTCGCGGATGGCTACTCGGTGCCCCTGCAACTCCAACTTCTGGCCCCAGAGTTCGTGCCCCGCGACAAAAACGAAATGACCCCAGGCGGCAACGTCATCCGCGCGGGCATCGAGTTCAACCCGCAGGGCCAGCGCGTTGCGTACCACTGCTACCGCACCCACCCGAAGGACCCAACCGCCTCAACCGGCGGTTACAACCAAGTGCTGCGCGTTCCTGCCGAGCAGATGCTGCACATCTACGAGCCCCTGGAGCCCGGCCAGCTGCGCGGCGTGCCGCGGCTGGCCCCCGTGCTGAAGCGGCTGCGCAGCCTCGACAACTACGACGACGCCGTGCTGTTCCGGCAGGAAGTCGCCAACCTGTTCACCGGCTTCATCCGCCGCGATGCGCCCGAAGGGGGTGGCCCGCCGGCTTTCGATCCGGTCAGCGGCAAGCCCCTGGAGATCGCCTCCGACGGCGTGGCCATGGCCGGCCTGGAGCCCGGCACCATGCAGGAGCTGCTGCCTGGCGAACACGTCGAATTTTCCGACCCGCCCGACGGTGGCAACAACTACCCGGACTTCATGCGGCAGCAACTGATGGCCGCCGCCAATGGCCTGGAAATGCCTTACGAGCTGTTCTCCGGCGACCTGCGCGACGTCAACGACCGTGGCTTGCGCGTGGTGCTCACCGAATTCCGCCGCCGTCTGGAACAGCTCCAATTCGGCGTCTACGTCCACCAGTTCTGCCGCCCCGTGCGCGCGGCCTGGATGGACATGGCCGTCCTTTGCGGCGCTGCGCAACTGGCTGACTACGCCACCCGCCGCCGCGAATACCTGCGCACCCGCTGGATTCCTCAAGGCTGGGCCTACATCCACCCCGTCCAGGACGTGCAGTCCAAACAGCTCGAAGTCAACGCCGGCTTCGCCTCCCGCAGCGAAATGGTCCTGCGCAGCGGCTACGACGCCGAAACCATCGACAAGGAAAACGCCGAAGACGCCAAGCGCGCCGAGTCGCTGGGCCTCAACTACAAGACCCTCACCAGCCTGGCCCCCGAGCCGGAGGAGAAGGAAACCCCATGACCACCACACAACGGCTGCGGATCTTCAACAAGGTCCCCGGCGCACCCATCGAGAACGCCCAGCACTGGTACAGCATCAAAGCCCGGGCCCAAGGCAGTACCGACCCTACCGAGGTCTACGTATACGGCGAAATTGGCGTCTGGGGTATCACCGCCAACGATTTCATCCGCGACCTGGTAGCCGCTGACGACGGCACCAGCCAGATCGTCGTCGCCTTCAACACCATCGGCGGCGACCTGTTCGACGGCCTGGCCATCCACAACGCCCTGCGCCGTCTGGGCGCGCGCGGTACCGCCCGCATCGACTCGCTGGCCGCGAGCGCTGGCAGCGTTGCCGCATGTGGTGCTCACCGCGTCGTCATGGCTTCCAACGCCATGATGATGATTCACAACCCCTGGACCTTCGCCGCCGGCGACGCCGAGGACCTGCGCAAGACAGCCAACGCCCTGGACCAAGCCTTGGAGGCCATCGTCGCGGCCTACAAGTCCAAGGCCACCGACATCGAAGATGCCGAACTGCGGCGCATGATCAACGAGGAAACCTGGCTTACCGCCAGCGAGGCCAAGGCCATGGGCTTTGCCGATGAAATCGGGGAGGGTGTCGAGGTCAGCGCCTGTATCGGTGCCGGCAACGCCCTGCGGCGCTACCACCACCCACCCAAGGCACTGCTGGCCCAGCTGGATCCGCCAGCCGACCCCGCGCCGGATCCCGTACCCGATCCGCCGTCCCCGAATGATCCACCGGCGCCGACAGACCAACCACCTCAGCCGGACCCGGTGAAGGCCACCGTCCTTGCCCTGAAAATCACCAACGCCTGCGCCGCCGCCAAGCTCCAGGACGTGGCCCCGATCATCATCGAGGCCACCCAGTTGCGGAGCGACGAAGCGGTGGATGAGGCCCTGACCCGCGCCCGGGCCATCAACGACCTCTGCGTTGCCGCCCGGCTGCCATCGCTGACGGCCGAGTTCGTGCAGAAGGGGTTGAGTGCTGATGCCGTGCGCGCCGAGCTGTTCAACAAAGTCGTCGGCAAGGGCAAGGGCAGCGGTTTCGAAATCAACAACACCATCCCGCCCGGCAACGACCCAACGCCGCCGGCGCAGATCAACCCGACCAACATCTGGAAGAACCGCCAGGCCGCCATCGTCGCGGCCCAGACTGGAGCCAAACCATGACCATCAAGCGCGAGCCCAACCACAGCGGCGAATACCTGCTCAGCGAAGCCCCCGGCAGCCTGTCCCGCGAAACCGTCATCCTCGCCGGCGGGCCGACCCTCTACGGTGGCCAACTGCTGGGGCAGATCACCACCAGCAAGGAATACGCACCGTACAACCCGGCCGCCACCGACGGCACGAAAAAGGCCGTGGCCATCCTGCACAACACCCAGCCGGCCTCGACCACCTCCCGGCCTGCAACCGTCGTGACCCGCCTGGCCGAGGTATCCCGAGCCCGCCTCACCGCGCTGGATGCCGCCGCCGAAACCAACCTGGCCCTGCAGAACATCATCGTTCGCTGAAGGCCCCCACCGTCACCCTGAGCCCCGCTTCGGCGGGGCTCGCCATTTCTGGAGTTCAACCCCATGGCCGATATTGCAGTTTTCGACGACGAGGCCTTCAGCGTCGCCAACCTCACACATGCCATAAACGACATTCCCTACGTGCCAGGGCGCATCGCCAAACTTGGCCTGTTCGTAGAGGAGGGCGTGACCACCACCACGGTGCAGATCGAGAAAGACGGCGACACCCTGGTCCTCGTACCGTCAGCCGAACGTGGATCCTCCGGGCTGGTCGTCAACGGCAGTAAACGCGACCTCATCCCGTTCAATACCGTCCACCTGCCGCAGCGCTGGACCATCCTGGCCGATGAGGTTCAGGGCATTCGTGCCTTCGGCAGCCAAACCGAGTTGCAGGCCGTTGAGGCCGTCGTCAACGCGCGGCTCGAAAAGTGCCGCCGCCAGCTCGACGCCACCCACGAATACCAACGCATGGGCGCCCTTAACGGCCTCGTGCTGGACGCCGACGGTAGCCGCGTCCTGTGCAACATCTTCAACCGCTTCGGCGTTCAGCAGATCGAAGTCAGCCTCGGCCTGGCAGATGCCAATGCCGACGTGCGTGAGAACGTCACCGCCGCCCTGGACCAGCAGGAAGACGTGCTCGGCGCGCTCACACCCAACAGCGTCCTCGGCATCGCCGGTCGGCAGTTTTGGGGCAAATTCATCAAGCACAAATCGGTGCGCGAGACCTACCTCAACAGCCAGCAGGCCGCCGCGCTGCGCGGTGATGCTCGTGAATCCTTCGAGTTCGGCGGCGTCACCTGGGAACGGTACCGCGGCAAAATCAACGGCATCCCTTTTATTGCCGAAGATGAGGCGCTGCTGATCCCGCTGGGTGTGCCAGAACTCTGCGCCACTGCATTCGCCCCGGCGGACTATATGGAAACAGCCAACACTCAGGGTCTGCCGTACTACGGCCGCCAAGAGCGCCTGCCGTTCGGCAAGGGTATTGCCGGCGAGGTGCAATCCAACCCCCTGCACATCGTCACCCGCCCGCGCTCCATCCTGCGGCTGAAGCTGTAACGCCATGGCCTTCCGCGAGCTGGCCAATCGGCTGGACGCTACCGTGTTCAGCCACCTGGGCGACCCAGCCAGCCTCAACGGTCGAACCGTCACTGGCCTATTCGCCGCGCCCTGGCGGCAGCCCACCTACGGCGGCCACAACACCTGCCTGCGAGAGCCGGTCCTGACAGTTCGCGAGGCCGACGCGGAAGGGCTGGAGCAGGGCGCTCTGATTACCCTCCACCTGCCGGCCCCCGACGGCGGCGACTACGACTTTGTGCGACCAGAGCCCGACGGTACCGGCCTGGTCGTCCTGGTTCTGAGGAGATGCGTATGAGCGTTGGCAGCTACTTCAAACCCGGCGCCCGCGGCGGTCTGATCACCCTGCAACCCAGTGCCGAGGACCTGCGCGTCCTCGAGCACTTCGCCAAGCTGGCACCCAAAGTCGCCGCAATGGCCCAGCGCCGGGCCATCAACAAGACAATCGGCTGGCTGCGCACGCACATTGCTCGCGCCGTCAGCAAGGAACAGCGCATCGCTCAGCGTGCCGTCCGCCAGCGCCTGCGCAGCTACCCGGTCAAGGGCAACGCCACCGCCGGCAAACTCTGGTTCGGCCTTGACCCGATCGAGGCCAGCCGCATCGGTCGCCCACGCAATACCGCCGCTGGCGTCAGCGTGGCAGGGCGGCGCTATGCCGGTGCCTTCTACAAGCGCGTACACGGCAGCAACCCGGATATCTGGATCCGCACCGCGAGCAAGCATTTCCGCGCGCAGGACTACCCCGACGCGGCGCTAACGTCGCCCCTGCATGCCGGTGGCCAGCGTCTCGGCAGCATGGACGCCGACCGCTACGGCCGCTTTCCCGTCGTCAAGGCCAAAGTTCGGCTGGAATCCGTGCGTACCCAGTTCGACATCTGGACCCGCCGCGCCCATCAACGCCTGCTGGAACTGCTCAAGCAGGAACTCAGCTACGAATTGAACAAGTACCTGAAGAGGTCCGCCCGTGGATGAACCCCTGACCCTCGACGCCTTCTACGCCGCCGTGGAGCAGCATATCGCCGAGCACCTGGCCGGCGCGCAACGGGTTCGCTTCTGGCCACGGGTGGGCGATGCGCTGGCGCTGCCGTCCGTGCTGCTGGAAATCGCCGAGTTCGAGCCCGGCCCGGATCCCGGCACTGGGGAAGTTGCCCTCGATTGCCGCTGCGAGGCCCGCATCGTCGTCGCGCCGGAACAGCAGGATGCCACCCGTCAGGCCGCGCACCTGAGCACCCAGCTATCCATCCTGTTACGCGCCCAGACCTGGGGGCTCGCCGTGGATCCAGCGCTGTTCACTAGCGCCGAACAGGACTACAGCCGCCCCGAGCTTGATAACTACCTGGTCTGGCGCGTCGAGTGGACCCAGACCCTTTACCTGGGCGAGGAGCAATGGCCCTGGCCGGACGAATCCGGCTACACGCTGATGATCGGCCTGGACCCCGAAACCGGCCCCGGCAACGAACCGAAGTACGTACCTGCGGAGGGTCTGCCATGAGCTACGCCACCGCCGAACACGACCGCATGCTCGCCGCCCTGATCATGCCGTGCGTGGTCGCTGCGGTGGACCTTGCCGGCGCCCGCGTGCGCGTCACCGATGGTGAGTGGACCAGTGCCTGGGTCCGCTGGCATTCCCAGGCCGCCGGCGCCGCCCGACACTGGCGCGCGCCGACCCTGGGCGAGCAGGGTGTGCTGATCAGCCCCTCCGGTGTAGCGGAGGCGGGCACCTTCGTTCCCGGGCTGTTCGGCGATGCCGGCGCACCGGCCGACAACCGTGGGCACGTCGAGGTCTGGCGCTTCGAAGACGGCGGCGCCCTGGTCTACGACTGGCAGGCCCACAGCTACAGCATCAGCCTCCCCACCGGCACGGTCAGCGTGCAGGTGGGCGGAACGGTCGCCACCCTCACCGACGACGCAGCCAACGTGCAGTCCCCCACGGTCACCGTCACCGCCGGGCAAATCAACCTGCAGGGCGCCGTCACGGTCAAGGGCACGCTCCACGCCACCGGCAACATCACCAGCGCCGGCAGCATTCTCGACACCAGCGGCAACAGCAACCATCACAGCCACTGACCCAGGCCCGCGAAAGCGCGCCTTTTTTCTGCGAGGTCCACCCATGAGCAAACAACGCACCGACACTCCCGCCGAACCCACCGCCGTGCCAGCAGAGCAACCAGCAGGAGAGGGCGCACCGGTAGCACTGACAGAACCCGGCCCTCCCGCCAGGCGCTTCCGCGACACCCGTTACCTGTCGCGCACTCTGGTCCTCGAGGACGGCCGCACCGCCCCGGTGGTGGACAGCGAAATCGCCACCAGTGACCCAGCCTGGCTCGAATACCTGCAACAGAGCCCTGAATTCGAACCCCTCGAGTAACCCAGCATGATCGGCGCCAACCGCCACACCGGCCAGCCGCTGGATGGCGTTGGCCACCTGCGGCAATCCATCGAAGACATCCTCACCACCCCGCTGGGTAGCCGGCGCATGCGCCCCGAGTACGGCAGCCAACTGCGCCGCATGGTCGACCTGCCCGTGACCGAAGGCTGGAAAAGCGCCGTACAGGCTGAAGTCGCCCGCGCCCTCGGCCGCTGGGAACCGCGCCTGGCGCTGACCAGCGTGCGTGTCCTGTCTGTGCTCGGTGGGCGGGTCACCTTCCAGCTCAGCGGCACCTACCTGGGCGATGCCCTCACCCTGGAGCTCACCACATGAGCAGCATTGACCTCTCCACGCTGCCCGCGCCACCCCTGATCGAACCGCTGGATTACGAAACCATCTACCAGCAGCAGCTCAGCGATTTTCGCCGGGCCATGGGGGAGGGCTGGACAGCCCCGCTCGAGTCGGACCCAATCGTCAAGCTGCTCGAGGTGGTGGCTTACCGCGAGCTGCTGTTGCGCGCCCGCGTCAACGATGCCGCCCGCGGTGTCATGCTCGCCTACGCGGTGAACGGAGACCTCGACCAGATCGGCGCTGGCTACAACGTCGCGCGACTGCTCATCGACCCTGGTGACAGCCAGGCGGTACCGCCGCGTGCCCCGGTCTACGAATCCGACCCGGATTTCCGCCGTCGCATCCAGCTTTCTTTCGAGGGCTACACCACCGCCGGCAGCACCGCCTCCTACGTTTTCCACGGCCTGGGCGCTGCGGCCGATGTCGCCGACATCAGTGCTGTCAGCCCAACTCCCGGCAGCGTCACCGTCTACGTCCTTAGCCGCGAGGGCAATGGCAAGGCCAGCGAAGCACTGTTGGCGCAGGTTGCCGCCGCGCTCAATGCCGAGCATGTGCGGCCGCTGACCGATCGCGTCACCGTGCAGTCGGCCAGCATCGTGTCCTACGTCATCACCGCCGAGCTGGTCATGCTGCCCGGGCCGGACTCCGCCGTCGTGCATGCCGCTGCGCGCTCAGCGATCGAAGCCTACACCCAGGAGCAGCATGCCCTGGACAGGGACATCACACTATCGGGCGTCTACCACGCCCTGCACCAACCCGGCGTGCAGCGCGTCAACCTCTCCAGCCCGGCCAAGAACCTGGCCATCAGCGCGGGGGAGGCCAGCTACTGCACCGCCATCAACCTGACCGTTGCAGGTACAACCGATGTCTAGCCTGCTGCCGCACAATTCCACGCAACTCGAACGCGCCCTGGACCTGATCGGCGCCAAGGCCATGGACCTGCCCGTGCTGCTGCGCAGCCTGTGGAACCCTGAAACCTGCCCGCTGAACCTGCTGCCCTGGCTCGCCTGGGCCTGGTCCGTCGATGACTGGGAGGACAGTTGGACCGAGCGGCAGAAGCGCGACACGGTAACCGCCGCCCTGTCGGTGCAGCGCATCAAGGGCACGCTCGGTGCCGTCATGCGTGCGCTGGGCGCCCTTGGCGTGCCGGCGCGTATCCAGGAGTGGTTCAACCAGACGCCCGCCGGCGCCCCGTACACCTTTCGGTTACTGCTGGACATCGACCAGACGCCGATGACCAAAGCCGACCTGGCTCGTGTCCTCGCTGTGGTCGAGAACACCAAGAACCTGCGCTCGCACCTGGAAACAGTCCTGCTCACCGTCACCAGCTCAACCCGCGCCTACGTCGCCGTGGTCGCCGGCGTCGGCAGCAACATCTGCATCGGCGGTTTCGAACCGCCGCGGCTGGTCCTGAGCGAGCTCGCCCTGCCGCTGGACGCACCCATAACCGCCTGAGGCCCCCATGGAACTGAAAAACTACTTCGCGCAGAACGCCGCCGGCGACCTGCTGCCCGGGGCGGTGGCCACCCTGTACCTGGCCGCCACCACCACGCTCGCCACCGGCTTGAAAACCGCCGCAGGGACTGCGCTGGCCAATCCCTTCAGTGCCGACGCCGACGGCCTGCTCCAGTTCGCCGCGCCCAATGGTCTGTACGACCTGAAGGTCACCGCGCCTGGCCGCAGCTTCACCGTGCGGATCCAGTGCAACGACGTCGCCGAGTCAGTAGCGGCCGCCGAGGCTTCGGCGCTCGCCGCGCTGACCAGTCGCCAGGCTGCCGAAACGGCCGCAGAAGTCGCACGGGTAGGGCAGATCGCCGACAGCTATGCCGCCGCACATGGCGCCGCCTGGAACGTACCCGATGGCGGCATCGTTCGCGTGCTGGCTGACGAAACCCACGGCAACCGCTCCAGCTGGTACAGCGCCCACACCAGCGCCGCCGGAAGCGGCCCAAGCCTGGCGCTCGATTTCATCGGCCCCGTGCCCCAGCTTCTGACCGAAACCTTGGCACTCGACTTCATCGCCGGCCGCTACAGCGTCGATACCGACCCGTCTCCACGCGTCATGGGCACCTACAACGTTGTGGGCGAAACACTGGAGTACGTCACCGGTGACGGTACCCGCCTGGTCGGTGTGCCGGCCAAGGCTACGGCGACGGGCGCACTGGGCGACTTCGCCATCAGCGACACCCACCTCTACGTTGCTATCGCCGCGAATACCTGGCGCCGCGTGGAGCTGAGCACCTTCTGAAGGAGCCCCCATGACCATCCTGCTCGCATTGACCAACCAGCAGACCAGCCGCTGGACCGTGAACATACCTGCCACCGGCGACGTGCAACTCTTCATCCGCGGCGAGCTCGGCCCCGGCCGTGTCGTGGTCAGCCTCAAGGGCGGCGATGGGCAGTTCCACAGCTATGACGGCCTGACGTTCGACCAAGCCCATATTGCCCGCGAACTCAGCCTGCTAGCCGGCGATGTGCTGCAGGTCGAGTGCATCGAGTGCCGCGCCGCCAGCGTCGAGGTGCGCCAGTGATCAGCCGCGCGCTCTGCCGGCCGCTGGTGCGCCCTTTAGTGGACGAGCTGCGGCGGCGTTCCGGCAGCCACGCGCCGACGTCCACCGATTGGCGCGATCTCGCCGCCTCCCTGATGCTGGATTTCCTCACTGACTATTACGCCAGCCAGGCCGCCACCGACGTCCTCTACCCGCTGCCACTGGTCCTCAACGAATTCGTTCTGCCGCTGCGCGCGGCAGCCTGACGCCACACACCACGGAGCACCATCATGGCCCTGACTCAGAAGAACTTTGCCGACCTCATCACCCTCAGCCGTAACAGTTCAGCATGGCGCTTCAACGCCATGGGCCTGCTGGAGTCCGTCCCGGCCAATGAACCGCGCTTTGATTACGACCGGCTCACCCACCAGTTGCGCGGCCTTCTGATCGAGGAACAACGCACCAACACCTTCCTCAATTCTGGAAACCTGACTCTGATGAACCTCAATGCCGGCGCCACTTGGGATGAAGCGCCCGGCATGGCTCCCGACGGCCAAGCAGTCGCACGAGTTCTCATCATGAGCGGTCCGGCATCGAGCGGCGTCTACCGCACCAACGCATCCACAAATGCTGGACAACAGGTCTGGTCGGTTGAGGCGCGCGCCATCACCGGAAATGGTCAATTGCGCCTGCAACTGAGTGGGACCAGTTATGCCGCGACGTACTACGTCGATTTCGATCTGATCAACAACAGGATCATCCGCAGCAGTGGGGCAACTGGATTCATCAGCAAGGTCAGCGACGATGGCACTTATCGAGTGAGTATCACCGCCCCCGTCGATAATCCCGCGACACCCGGTCACAACGTCTGCATCTACGCCGGGGACACCACCGCAAAATCGTTTGCAGTCTGGGGCGGGCAACTTGAAACCGGGGTGTTTCCTACCAGCTACATTCCCACGACCACAGCGCAAGTCACCCGCGCCGCCGACATCGCCTACGTCGGCAACACCGCCCCCTGGTTCAACCCAGTAGCCGGCACGCTCTACGTCGAGGCCAGACCGTCCATGGTCCCTACGGGCAACGCCGGGATCGTTGCCGCGTCACTGACCTCCGCCGGCGTCGCCGAACGCATTTTCGCCCTGCAGCTCACCGCCACCGCCGTGCGAGGCGGCGGCCTGGGCTCCGGCGGCAACGACCTCTCAGTGCTCCCGGTAACGGGCATCGCGCCAGAGGCCGAAAAGACCTACAAGGGCGCCCTGGCCTACGCCGCCAAGGACGCGCGCGGGGCGGTCAACGGCGTTTTGACGGCGCCCGGCGCCCCGGCCGTCCAGCCCGGCCCCATCACCAAGCTCAACCTCGGCTCACTCTCAGGCTCATCGCAGCTGTTCAACGGCCATATCCGCAACATCCGCTACTACCCGCGCCGCCTCACCGACGCCGAACTCCAAGCCCTCACCGCATGAGTACCGTCAAAATGGACCACTACATTTCTGCCACCGACGAACCCACCCTGCGCCTGGTCCTGACCGAGCTCGGCCTCGCCACCCTCACCGAGGAAGACCAGCTCGCCCCGGCCGAGGGCGTCGCCCTCGACATCCTCGGCATCTGGTACGAGGAAGGCGTCACTCCAGAATCCGCGCCCAAGGCCCTGCCCGGCTACCACGCCAACCTGCGCACCGAGCAGCCCATCGCCTGGCCGCCGTCCATCACCGTGCATCAACCGGAAACGCCGTGGCGCGTGTGGGCGTAAACAGGGGGTAACCCATGGCGTACAAGTCGATTCACACCCTCAAGGGGCTCAACGCGCTTGCCCGGGCCGAGTCACTGCGGGTGCCCATCAACCTGACCCACATGGCCGTGGGCGATGGCAACGGCAAGGCCACAGCACCTAAGGAAACCGACACCGGCCTGGTGCGCGAGCGCTTCCGCGCGGCTATCAACCGCGTCTATCAGACGCCAAGCGACAGCAAGCGCTTCACCGCCGAACTTGTCATCCCCGCCAGTTCAGGCGGGTGGACGCTGCGCGAGGTCGGCGTCTTCGACAGCAACGGCACACTGTTCGCTGTCGGCAACCTTCCGGACACCTATAAGCCCACGGCTGCCGAAGGGGCGTTCTCCGATGTGGTGATCCGGCTGGACTTCACCGTCAGCAACGCCGACATCGTGACCGTGCAGGTGGACCCCGGCGTCGCCATGGCTTCTCAGCTTTGGGTCACAACCAACATTACCGCCGCGCAGATCATCCCCGGCGGCACCGTCACCCAAATCCTGGGCAAGAAATCCAACGCCGACGGCGACTACGAATGGAAAGACCTTGGCGAAATCAACGTCACAGTCGACACAATCGCCGAACGCCAGACCCTGGCGGCCGGGCAGACCACCGTCGACCTCAGCGTCACCACCACCTATGGCCTGGCCGTCTACATCGAAGGCTTGCGTAAGGATCGCGGCAGCGGGGCGGACGACTGGCAACCCGACGCCCAGCTGCCCACCCGCCTCAAGCTCGGCAAAAGCTACGCCGCCGGCAGCCGCATCACCCTGGTCAACAACGAGCCCGCCGGCAGCGCTGCCGCCCCGCTGGAGCGCATGGCCAACCTCGCCGACGTCAACGACAAGGCCAAGGCGCGCGAGAACCTGGAGATCTTCAGCAAGGCTGAAGCCAAGCAATTGGCGCCCGCTGGCCTGATAGCCAGCTTCGCACGAAGCACAGCACCGACCGGGTGGTTGAAAGCCAACGGCGCTGCAATCAGTCGCGCGGCCTACGCGGAGCTCTTCGCCGCGATCGGTACCCAATACGGTGCCGGCGACGGCTTCACAACGTTCAACCTGCCCGACCTGCGCGGCGAAATCATTCGCGGCTGGGACGACGGCCGAGGCCTTGATGGTGGTCGCGTTTTCGGCAGCGTGCAGGCCTGCGCAATACAAAGTCACGGTCACGCCGCCGACGCCGCCAGCAGTGGCAGCCACAACCACAACGGCACCGCCAATGCCGGAGGCTCCCACAACCACGCCGCCAGCTCCGCCGGCGCCGGAAACCACAACCACAGCGCCTGGACTGACACCCAGGGAGACCACTCCCACGCCGCCTGGGCCGACACGCAGGGCAATCACCAGCATGCCTCCGCCGGATCGCCCGGTATCGGCCAGGGTTCCGGCGGCGGCAACTCCGTTATGCAATCACTGGGCAGCACCAGTCCAACATCAGTCGCCGGGGCTCACAGCCACAACATCGGCATCGGCGGCGCGGGTTCGCATGCCCACAACGTCGGCATTGGCATAGCAGGCGAGCACGCCCACGGCGTTTCAGTCGGTAGCTCCGGTGAGCACAGTCACCCGCTGAGCATCACCAGTAATGGAACCCACACCCACACCATCACCATCACCGCCACGGGCAGCGCAGAAACCCGACCCCGTAACCTCGCGCTGCTCATGTGCATCAAGTATTGAGGTCTGACCATGCTGGTTTACCAATACGACACCGCCGGGCTGTATGCCGGGCAAGCCGAGGCCGATGAATCGCCGTTGGAGACCGGCGTCTACCTGCTGCCGGCGCGCTGTACCGAGGTGGCCCCGCTCGAGCACTGGCCCGACGACAAGTGGCCACGCTTCAACGGCGTCGCGTGGGAGCTGGTCAACAAGCCCACCCCCGAGGCCGCAGCGGATCCCGTGGCAAAGCTCTCCGCCTTCCTGCAACAGAACCCCGACGTCGCCGCTCTGCTCGACCTCGGCAATAACTGATCGACCCTCACCCGAACCCACCGCCACCCGGCGGTTTTTTTACGTCTGGAGAACCCCATGAGCTTCTTTCACGGCGTCACCGTGACCAGCATCGACACCGGCGTGCGCACCATCGCGTTGCCGTCGTCCTCCATCATCGGCCTGGTCGACACCTTTACCCCCGGCGCGAACATCACGGCCCAGGTTGACGAGCCGGTACTGATCACCAACGAACGCGAAGCCGCCGCCGCGTTCGGCACCAGCTCGGCCATCTTCAAGTCCTGTCAGGCCATCTACCAGCGCACCACGGCCGTCATCGTCGCCGTCGGCGTGGCGAAGAACGCCACGCCTGCCACCCAGACGTCCGCGGTGATCGGCGGGGTGGACATCAACGGCAAACGCACCGGCCTGCAGGCGCTGCTCGATGGCAAACCACGTTTCAACGCCCAGCCCCGGCTGATCGTGGCGCCGGGGCATTCCTCCACTGCCGCCGTGGCCACCGCCATGGAAGGATTGGCCGACAAGCTGCGGGCAATCGCCATCGTCGATGGCCCAGGCACCACCGATGCCGCTGCCACCACCTACGCCAAAACCTTCGGCAGCAAACGGGTCTACCTGGTAGACCCCGGCGTGCAGTATTGGGACACCGCCACCAGTGCCACCGTGGACGCCCCAGCCTCGGCCTGGGTTGCCGGCCTGTTCGCCTGGACCGACAGCCAATACGGCTTCTGGGCGTCGCCCTCGAACAAGGAATTCGTCGGCATTACCGGCACCGTGCGCCCGGTGGAGTTCCTGGACGGCGACGACACCTGTCGCGCCAACCTGCTCAACAACGCCAACATCACCACCATCATCCGCGACGGCGGCTACCGGCTGTGGGGCAACCGCACGCTATCCAGCGACCCGAAATGGACCTTCGTGACCCGCGTGCGCACCCTGGATATGGTCATGGACGCCATCCTCGCCGGGCACAAATGGGCGGTGGACCGCAGCATCACCCGCACCTACGTCAAGGACGTCACCGAAGGCCTCGAGGCCTTCATGCGCGACCTGAAGAATCAGGGCGCGGTGATCGACTTCGAGGTCTATCCGGATCCGCAGCTCAACACCACCAGCCAACTGGCCCAGGGCAAGGTGTATTGGAACATCCGCTTCACCGACGTCCCCCCGGCTGAAAACCCCATCTTCCGCGTCGAAGTCACCGACCAGTGGCTGACCGAAGTGCTCGCCGCCGCCTGACATGAGGAGTAACCCGCATGGTTCCGCAAACGCTCTACAACACGAATCTGTTCGTCGACGGTGTTAGCTTCGCCGGCGACGTGCCAAGCCTCTCGCTGCCCAAGCTCACCGTAAAAACCGAGGAGTACCGCGCCGGCGGCATGGACGCCCCCATTGAAATGGATCAGGGTCTGGAAAAGCTGGAGGCATCGTTCTCCGCCAAGGGTGTGCGTCGCGAGGCGCTGAAGTTATTCGGCCTGGCCGATCAGACGGCCTTCAACGCCACGTTCCGTGGATCCTTCAAAGGGCAGAAGGGCATCACCACTGCCGTTGTCTGCACCCTGCGCGGGCTGCTCAAGGAAGTCGACCCAGGCGAGTGGAAGCCGGGCGGGGAGGCCGAGTTCAAATTCGCCATCGCCGCCAGCTACTACAAGCTGGAAGTGGGCGGCCGGGTGATGTTCGAAATCGACCCGGTGAACTGCGTGCGCAACATCAACGGCGTCGACCAGCTGGCCGCCGTTCGTGCTGACCTGGGCCTGTGAGGACCATCATGAGCGAACTGAAAACCCTGCCGGCCTGGTTGTCGGTCACCGACGACGGCGCCACCGTCAAACTCTCCCGTCCTGCCGAGTTCAACGGCGTGCAGCAAGACACCCTGACCCTGCGCTCGCCCACCGTGCGCGACATCCGCGCCGCGACGCGCAACAGCGGTGATGATGACGACCGCGAACTCCAGCTGTTCGCATCCCTCGCCCAGGTCGGCCGCAGTGAACTGGAAGCGCTCAAGCTCACTGACTACCAGCGCCTGCAGGCCGCCTACTTTCGCCTGGTGCAGGACGACGGGGTACCACCCCGCAATCCATAAATGCGCGGCCAAACGCGCGGCGGCGGAGCTTCACTTCTCCGCCGCCGAGCTGGAAGGCATGCCGTTTATTGAGCTGGCGTGGTGGCTGAGTGATTGAGTTGCATCACTTTCGCTGCGAGGCTGCTACTCGTTCGGCTTTGCGGGGCAGGCCCTGTTGCTTCAGGCTGGTCGCCATTTCCCGGACGGAGGAGAGCAGGTCCTCAGTGAACTGTGCCGCCTCCGGTCCTCCCGGTCGGCTGCTCCCAACCGGTTCGACTTCATCGGGCAACAAGCTCTCGTAAGGAATCCGTAGCCCTTGGTGCAGGCGGACAATCATACTCAGGCTGAGCGCCCGTTTACGGTTCAGCACCTCTGAAACTCGTCCGCTGGAGCCGATGTATTTCTCCAGGTCGCGCGGAGTCAGTCCCTGTTGTTCCATACGGAATTTGATGGCCTCGACTGGATCGGCCGGGCCGATTGGATAGTGCTTGTTCTCATACGCCTCGATCAGCGTCACCAGCACCTCCATCTCGTCGGCCTCCGGCGTTCCTTCCGGCGCCTGAAAAATACTTTCCAGACGTTGGAAGGCGGCCTGCAGATCGTCGTCATTTCGGATCGGCTTAATAGTCATTCACTGTCTCCGCATTTATCTGGTCGTACCGTGCGTGGTTCCCCACGAACTTCACCCACGCGATACCGCAGCGGTACTGCATTTCGGCAATCAGGCGGTACTTGTTGCCGCCGATGTTGAACACCACGCGGTTGTTGCCGCAGATGCTCGCGTTACGAAACTGGTTCTTCACGTCCTGCGGCGTCTTCCACTGAGCTTTCACCGCCGTCTCGTACCAGCTTTCCAGAGGTCCCTTGGCATCCTCTTGCCCGGGCTCCTCCCAGAATTTCACCAACGTGCTTTTTGCAATGACCCGCATTGGCGCCAGTCCTCCCGTTTTGGGAGAGATTAGAGCGCTCACTAATGCCATTCAATCAGAAAATTCCCAATTTGGGAGGTGCCATGAGCAGCAAACTCTCCCTCGGCCTGGTCATCGGTGGCGCTGTCAGCTCGACCGTAGGGGCAGCCTTCAACACGGTGGAGGGACGTATCAAGGGCCTGCAAGCCACCGCCAGCAAGGCCCGGATCCTCCAGAGCACCGTCGGCGAAACCATGCGCCTACAGAAGGAGTGGAAGAAGGCCCACGACACCGGCGCCGAGGGTGCGGACAAACTGCGCGGCAAGCTGGAAACCAACCTGAGCGTCCTGAAGGAGCAGGGCGTTGAGGTGCGCAACCTGGCTCGTGCCTACCAGACGCTGGACCGCCAGGCGCGCGGCGCCGAGCTCAAGGCCCTGGGCCGTACGCAGGTCGCCGAAGGCCTGGGCAGCATGAAGCGCGGCGCCGGCATTGCCATGGCTACCGCCGGCGCGCTGGCCATGCCGACCAAGGTGGCCGGCGACTACCAAGCGCAGATCCGCCAGATGGCCACTTGGGCGCACATCGCTGGCGAGGACAGTGAAAAGCAGATGGCCGCGCAGATCAGCCGGGTCGCCACCGACAAGGGAATGAGCCAGCAGGCACTTGCCCAGGCCGTGGGCGGGCTGATCGAGAAGGGTATCGACTGGCAGGAATCGGTGGACTACGCGCCGTTGATCGCCGACCTGATGGACGGGCAGGGCATGGAAGCCCAAACCATCGCCACCCTGGTTTCCGGCCTTCAGCATACCGGCATCAAAGGCAAGGCCGCGATGACTGCCGCCATGGGCCAGGTAGCAGCCGCCGGCGACATCGGCGCATTCGGCCCGAAGGAAATGGCGCGGTACCTGCCCAGCCTGCTCGGCACCATCCGCAAGCTGGGCATGCAAGGGCCGGAGGCTGTACGCTTCCTCGGGGCCAGCCTGCAATCGCAGTACGCCCAGACACAGGACGCGGCCGCCGCCGCGACCAACATGGACAACCTGTTAAATGCCGTCATCAGCGGCACCAGCCAGGAACGCTTCGCCAAGGAAGGCTATGACCTGGCCAGCAGCCTGATAGCCGCGCAGAAAAGCGGCAAGGCTGCCAACCCGGTAGAGGCGTTCATCCTGCTCACCGACCAGCTCATTGCCCGTAAGGACCCAGCCCAGGCCAAGCAGATGGCCAGCCTGAAAGCCCAGATCAAGGCCGCCAAGGATGGCAGCGCAGAAGAGGCGCAGGCATTCGCCGCACTCCTCGAGGGCGCGGGCCTGTCGCAGATCGTCAGCGACAAGTCGGCAAGCGCCGGCTTGCTCGCGCAGATCAAGTACGGCGCGGACATCAAAGCCAACCTGCAGACCATTGCCCAGACCGACGGCGAAAAGAAAATCGCCCAGGACGCCGAGCGCGCGCGCGAAGTCTCCAAAGCCAAATGGGGCACCGTGGCGGCGAGCATGGAAGCCTCCATGGAGAAAATCGGCAGCGCCATCCGGCCACTGACCGATGCCGTCGCGGACAACCTGACCAAGCTGTTCAACAGCCTGGCTGGCATCGCCGATAAGGCCCCGCAGATCGCCCTGGGCGGCGCCGCAGCTGCCGTAGGTATCTCGGCGCTGTTCACCGCCCTGGGTGCCATCAAGGTGGGGCGCGGTATGTTCAACATCGCCCGCAGCACACTGGGCATGGGTGGCCTGCGCAGCAGAGCCGGGCGCGGTGGTGCCTTGCCCGGAGTGCTGGATACCATCACCGGCGGGCTCACCGGCGCCGGCCAGGCCCAGCCGGTGTTCGTCACCAACTGGCCCGTCGGTGGCCTGGCCGGCGGAGCAGGGGACCTGCTCGGCAGCAGGGGCGGCGCCGCTACTGGTGGTCTCGGCAAGGTCGGGCGGCTCGCCCGCATGGGCCGTGGTGCGGCGGCAGGCCTAAAAGGGAGTGCTGCACTGGCGGTGGTCGGAGGCGGACTGATTGCGCTGGATACCTACGCCAACGCGAAAACCCAGAACGAAAAGGCCTCAGGTTATGGCGAGGCAGGTGGCACCTTGGCCGGGACTCTGGCCGGTGCGGCTGCGGGTGCGGCTATCGGCTCGGTCGTCCCCATCATCGGCACCGCCCTCGGCGGCATCATCGGCGGCGCCTTGGGTGCTTGGGGTGGCGGTGAGCTGGGCAAGCGCATAGGCCTGGGGCTGTTTGGCGAGGATGAGAAACCATTGCCGGCTCCTGTTTCGTTGCTGGCCAACCGGCCGGAGTCCGAGCGCCCCCTCGGCGAAGTCGCGCGCGCCATGGCTGCGGCACAACCTCGCCAGCCGGCGCCGCTGCTGGTCAAGCCGGTGGAGCCGGACAAGGCCGCCAGGCCGACCGTCATCGAGAAGAGCAATACCTTCGCACCTCATGTGGCCGTCACCGTGCAAGGCGACGTGAAGGATCCGCACGAGCTGGCCAACCAGCTGATGCCCTACCTGCAACGCCTGCAGGCTGACGCCCAGGCCCGGCAACAGTCCGACAGCCTCTACGACGCCCCCAACCTGTAACCGAGGACCCCATGGCCTACCTGGACCTGCTGCAAAGCGGCATGACGCACATTGCCTGCGCGAGCGAAGCCGGGCGCCGCTCCTTGGATGGCATGCTCAGCCCCGTCAACGGCGCTATCAGCGACATCGCCGGGGCCGTTGGCGAACTGGACGTGCTGCCGGGTGTACCGGATGGCGTGTCCGAACAGCTACGCCGCATCATGGGCGGCATCAGTGCCGCCCAGCAGCGCGCCAACGACGTCGCCTCGATCTACAACCGCACATCCCGGGTACTCAGCGGCATCGATGAGCGCTTGGGCCAGCTGGGCGAGCAAACCGGCCGCGCCGCGGCCGCCGTCAACCGCGTGGCCGGCAGCCTCAGCCCGGCCCTGTCGGGCATCCTGCCCACCACGGCCTTCGCGCCGGACCTCACGCCGGCGCCGGAGGCGGTGAAGCCGTTCTCGCACCTGCTGATCCTTCAGCCCCTGGCCGCCAACAGCGCGCCGTTCTACTTCAACCTGGACACCGCCGCGTTCGACCAGCTCACCCGGCAAACGGAGTTCCGCTGGGCCTCGCAGGAACGGCTTACACGCCGGCCGGCACAACAGTCCCCTGGCCTGGGCGAGGAGCGTATCAGCCTCAAAGGCGCCATTTTCCCCAACTGGCGCGGCGGCCTCGCCCAGCTCGACACCCTGCGCACCATCGGCGCCCAACTGCAGCCCCTGAACCTCACCACCGGCTACGGTCAGGTCCTGGGCCTCTGGTGCCTCGCGCGCCTCGAGGAGGAGCAGGGCGCCTTGCTGCGCGGCGGCATTCCCCGCAAACAGACCTTCACCCTGGAGTTCATCCGCTATGGCGAAGACCTGCCGAACGTCTGACGGCGACATCCTCGACGCCCTCTGTCATCACTATTACGGCCACCTCAACGGCACCGTGGAAGCGGTGCTGAACGCAAATCCTGGCTTGGCCATGGAGCCGCAACCGTTTCGGGTGGGGCTTCTGATAACCTTGCCTGAAGTCGCAGATTCACCCAGCCAGAATCTGCGGTTGTGGGATTGAATCAGAGTTGTTTCTATGCTCATCCAGATGTTCATCTATAAGGAAGTTGAATGCGTAACGTAATTTTGGGGGCGGTTCTTCTGCTCGTGGGGCTAAACGCTTCTGCAGATGACGTGACTCTGTTTCAAGGCTATAAGTACGGTGCGGCGAAGAGCACGTTCACCAGTGAGAGTGGGTTCTATGACTGTTCGAAATCGCTTCATGCCGACGCCAAATGTCTGGAGCAAGTAGATTTTGCCGGCGATAAATATTTTCTAAGCTTGATATTCGAGAGTTCCAAGCTGGAATCCGTTGTTCTGACTTCCCCCTATTCGTCCGATGCTTACTACAAGCTCATTGGATTATTGAGCGAGAAGTATATGGCTATATTGCTAAAAGATAGGGACACGGAATTTGACGTCGTCCGCTCCTATGCCGAGAACCCTGTTGGTCTGTCAGATGAAATCTTCAAGTATCAGCGCGTCGGCATGAGCACTGGCCAAGTGACCCTCTATATGTTTGAGGGTGCCGATAGTTACATGAAGGGTAAATCCTCCGCGCAACAAGTTTTGAATGCCTTGCCGAGAGATACCCGTATGGCAAAAGTTAACCGGACAAGGGGGCCTGAAAGCGACTACTTCTTCGTTACCTTCGCGGTTCCAAAATTGAGTGGAAAGGACCTTTAGGCAGACATCGGCCTGGCGAGTTCTAGCCCTACCAAAATCCCCACTTAAGTGGGGATTTTTTATGAGGGAGCACGATGAAACCTGAATTCCAGATAGTCGCTGATGGGAGCGACATTACGGCCCTTATCAACGACCGCCTCCTGCTGTTACGCACCGTGGACAAGGTCGGCATGGAGTCCGACGAGTTCGAGTTGCGCATCGATGACCGTGACGGCGCTGTCACGCTGCCGCGAAAAGGCGCGCGCCTCGAGGTGCTACTGGGCTATCAAGGGCAGGCACTGGCACGTCTGGGCGCCTTCACCGTTGATACAGTGGAGTTTGCCGGCCCGCCGGATGCCATCGTGATTCGTGGCCGCGCCAGTGATATGCGTGGCACCGGCAAGGCGGCGCGCAGCGGCAGTTGGGAAGCGGTAAGCCTGGCCCGCATAGTGGCCGACGTCGCTGTGCGCAACGGCTGGCAGCCCGAGTGCCCGGTGACCACCAGCGTGCCCCGGGCCGACCAGCTCAAGGAATCGGACTTTCACTTCATTACCCGCCTGGCCCGGCAGTTCGACTGCACCGCCAAGGTGGCCGACGGCAAGCTCCTGGTGTTGCCTCGCCAGTACGGTCAGACGGCCAGCGGCAGAGCACTGGGGGAGGTCGCTTTGCGCCGGGCGGACGTTTCCCGCTTCCAGTTCCGTTTCGATGATCGCAGCGCGCAGAAGGCCGTCCGCACCCGCTATCAGGACAAGACCAAAGGCCCGCTGCAGGTGCTCGAAATCCCCAACGAAGACGCCCCCGACGGACTGCCGCCTGTCCACACCGATCGCCACATTCACCCCAGTAAGACCGCTGCCGAGCAGGCCGCCCGGGCACGCCTGGCAGCGTTCAACCGCTCCACCGCCAACGTGCGCCTGGAAATGCCCGGTCGGACAGACCTGTTCGCCGAGCGAACGATCAGCGTTTCCGGGTTCAAAGCGGGCGTCGACGGCAGTTACTTGGTGGACTCCGTGGAGCAGGTGTTTACCGCGTCCGGCTGGAGCACAACGGTCGAGTGCAACGCCGGCAAGAGGGGCAAGGCGAAGGCCGGTACAAAGCGCGCTACCGCCAAGAAGTCCACCACCCTCAAGATTCTCACCGTCTGAACTTGTCGGACGCTGCCCTGGTTGTTGTGGGCGATTGCCCAAGCACGATACCCGACCTTGCGGTGCCAGCTGGCTAAGCCATGGTGTACCCATCAACACCCCACGGAGAAAGGGTCATGGGCAACCTGGTACTACAGCGCGACAGCGGCGAGGACATCATTCTCAGTGTCGACCCGGCTACAAGCGATGAAGACCTGATCCGCCAGCTGCGCGGCGACGGCATCGTCGTCCATATCGGCAGAGTCCACGGCAAGACGGCGGACGTCCGCATCAGCGCCCCTAGCTCCATCCACATTATGCGAGCGGAACTCCTCCCAAGGTAGCTCATCACTCCGCTCGGTTTCAGCCCGCCACTGGCGGGCTTTTTTATGGAAGGTTGAAATTCTGCTAGCCGAGTAGGTAGGTGTCCTGAACTGTAACAGGCCCCCATTTATATACTTTCACTGTTTCGCCCCCATTTGCTAAATGTACAAGTTTTCCCGGCGGGACGACTAGTCTCATAAATGCGGTCGGGAACGGGAGGTTCGCTTCGCTACCCGAAGCAAAGTCAAGCGATAAATAAATGTAATGGGGTGAGGCGTTCCGAATGGACGGGGTACCTGAGAGCTGTATATCCAAGAACTGTTTTGCGCTCTGATCTCCCTCCGCTGGAGCGTCTTCAACCTTAGTAATGGTCGTGGTCCCTGCCTCGCCTTCCTTCAGTACCCAGATATCATAGCCCCAAGATTTTGCAACGTAGAACTTTCCTTCTCGGTTGGAACTTCCATAGACCTTTAGCGTGACAATTTTAACTTTCATATAGTCGTTGTAGTTAACTAGCGAAACCCTCCTAGGTCCTGGGCTAGTTAGGCGAATGCCATCAACATCCGAAATGACCGGCCCTAGAGCCTCATCAACTTCATTTTCCCATCCTGGTGCAGCGCAGTTTCCGTCATTCCGCCACTCGTTGGTGCTGCAAACGTAGCGGCCATTGTTAATACAAATAACGGCTCCTTCCGAATAAGCATGTCCCGCGTACTGACATCCCATAGCGTCCTCGCCTCTATACCGATGTTTGATTTCGATTATGGCTTTATGCCATGGCGCTTAACCATAGCTTGTATTCCCGCTGTGCCTGAATCAAATGGAAATATAACCTGGAGAAGTTATGAATATTTCTGAGCAGCAACTGCTGCGCATCCTCCCCAACGCCGGCAAACAAGCCGGCGTTTTTGTTTCTCACCTCAACCGCGCGATGACCCGCTTCGGTATTACCTCATCGGTACGGCAAGCGGCGTTCCTCGCGCAGATCGGCCACGAAAGCGTCCACCTCACTCGCCTGGTGGAAAATCTCAACTACAGTGCCCAGCGCCTGGCCGATGTCTGGCCATCGCGCTACGCCACTAAGGATTCCCGTGGGCGCTACCTGCGAACAGAAAAGGGTGCGTTCATCCCAACGCCGTTGGCCGACCAGTTGGCACGCAAGCCGGAGTTGATCGCCAACACCACCTATGCCGCCCGCAACGGCAACGGTTCAATCTCCTCGGGTGATGGCTGGCGATACCGCGGCCGCGGGCTGCTGCAGGTGACCGGGCGCGACAACTACCGCGCCGCCGGGACCGGCATTGGCCAGCCGCTCCTCGATCGCCCCGAGCTGCTGGAGCTGCCGGAGTTCGCCGCATTGTCCGCAGCCTGGTGGTGGGCCGATCGCAAGTTGAACTCCCTGGCGGACGTCGGCCGGTTCGACGACATCGGCAGCATCATCAATACCGGCCAGCCCGGCCGAGTGCCGGTCGGCGCCGACGATCGCAGGCAGTTGTGGAAGCGTGCGCAGGAGGTATTGCGCGGATAGAAAAAAAGCCGGGCACCCAAGGTGCCCGGCCGGTAAGGACTTACTTGATGAACGGTAACACCTGAAGCACCAAGCTGATCATGGCGATCACCAGCTGGAACGCTTCAATGAGTCTGCCCATAGGCACCTCCACTGAGTTATCTGACAACCCAACGGCTTTGTGATACCTTGAACACGCGAGTGATAGGGGTATCAGCATCACCGATTGGTCCTAAAGATCAACGGTCTGTTGATCGCTCTTATCGGAAGCCCCCGGTTACTGCCGGGGGCTTTTTTTTGCCAAATAAATCCGCTGCGCTACAAGTAGCGAAGAGGCGAAGAGCTGTTTGGCAAAGCAAAGATAATTCGCCGTAAGAACATTTGCAAGGGGCTCTTTAGGGCCTCTAGCTATCACTCTTTGCGGACGACCTAAAATTTGCACCATGCAGTGATATTGTACCGTGTATTCCTGGGTTGGCTCTGGTGTTGGTTGTGCTGTACCCCAGAGATGGCGGGGCTTTGCGTCATTTTGTCATTGCGTTATTGCGTCATCTGGCCATTTGTCCAATTGGTCATTTGGGCGTTTGGCCAATTGTCCTGTTTCGTCGTATTTTTTCAATGTCTAAATAGTGAGGTGTTTTAGACGGTGCCGAAAAGCTTACCCAGTTTTATCGTCGCAATTTCAGTTGCATAAAATAGAGAATCTAAAAACGTACTAAGTTGTGTCGTTTAAAGTAAGTGGCGAAAAACTCTAACGTTTGAGTGGCGTAATTCTGGGAGAAAAATTACTAGTAGAGTTTTCGTAGCTTACGCCGTAGTCTACGAAGCCCATCGTATTGATCGCCGTTTCGTCACCGGAATCAGCGCGAAATCCGTTCAATCAATTCGGATCCCTGATTACGAGCGTTTCCCACGTCGGTAGTCACCGCGTACGCCTCAAAATCTTCCCGGCTCAACGCAATGGTGTCGTAGGCCAGCTCCAGGGATGTCTGCGGTGACAGCCAACACTCCCACTGCTCAGGCGCCAGGATCACCGGCATCCGGTGGTGGATCGCCGCCACTGGCCCGGCGGCATCCTTCGTCAGCAGCGCGCACGAGGTAATCGGCTCGCCCTCCGGCGGCGACCAGGTTGACCAGATCCCGGCGATCGCCAAGACGTTATCGCCAGGCGCATGATGATAGTAGGGCTGGTTCACCGTCCGGCCCGCCTTGTTCTTCACCGGCTCCTTCTCGTTCCACTCGTACCAGCCCGCCGCCGGCATCAGGCAGCGACGGTGCCGGATCGCATCCCGCCACATCGGCTTCGTCGGTGCCTCCTCGCTGCGTGCGTTGAAGGTCATCGGCGGTAGCTTGTCCTTCTTCCACCAGAACGGGATCAGCCCCCAGCGGGCTGCGATCACCTCCTGTTCTCCCGCCTCATTGAGGAACACCATCGGCACCTGTGTGGTCGGCGCAACGTTATAGATGCGCTGGATCCACCGCCCGGAGTTCCTTGCACCGATATGCCAATACCGCTCCATCGCAGCTTCGTCTGGCGATACGTACCTTCCGCACATCAGCACGCCCTCCGTTTGTCTCCCTCCCAT